TCAGCAAATAATTTTTCCATAGCCTTAGGTTTTTTAGTAATATAATATTCATCAAAAGCATTATAATATCTAATTCTATCAGTAAACTTAATATCTATTGGTGGATATCCTAATTTCATAAGTTCTAGATTAATTAATAATCTTCCCGTTCTACCATTTCCATCAATAAAAGGGTGAATATTTTCAAACTCTATATGAAATAACGCTAACTTATGGACAATATCTTCTCTTAATTCTCTATAATCTATTAACAAACTTTCCATTTTGGGTTGTATCATATATGGTTGTACAGGATTACTTTTAGCACCCATAATTCTCACAGGTATTTTTCTATATACACCTTTATCTCGTGGCTTATCTGCTAGCACTAAAGAATGAATCTGCTTGATCATATATTCTGTTAAGCACTCTTTAGTCTTAACTAGTTCCCGAGTATAGTAGAATGCTTCTTTATGTCCTACGACTTCCATATGGTCTTTAAGTGGTTTTGAATCGATAGTTAGTCCTCTTAGCACCATATCTGTTTCTCTTAGAGTTAAGGTGTTTCCTTCTATTGCATTTGAATTATAAGTAAACTCTACCATAAATTCTTCATTTAACCTTACTAACTCGCCTTCAGTTAAAGGTCGCATACTATCAAGCTTTTTCTTTTTATCTTCAATTAGTGCAATTAAATTATCGGAGTTCTTTAATCTTTTATCAATAGGCTTTTGTGCATTCTCAGGAATATTCCAGCCTCTACCAATTTGAAAAGCACCTGCAATTTTTCCTTGACTGCAAAGAGTTCTTACCCTTCTTTCACTTATACCCCATTTATCTCCAGCTTGTTTAGTTGTTATATACATTTCAACCTCCGCTTTTCTTAACTATATTCCCATAACGGAACAATGTCAAGCCAATTAACGGAATAATGCAACTAGCATTACAATATCAATAAACCTCTTTCATTATATATACTATCAGTATTCTTATTTCTTAGTGAACGGTCAAGAGCCATTATAGTTGCTACTGCACCATCAATCTTCTCTGTAGACTTTTCTTTGTCTGGCTTTATATTGCCTGCGGGGTCTGTCCTGATAAATATATTATCCATCATCCACCTTAATGGTTTATTCCCTCCATGTGCTATTCTTCCTTCAAGCACTAATTTCATTAATTCTTTTGTTGGTGGAGACATATCTCTATACCCTTGCCCAAAAGGTACTATTGTAAATCCTGCTCCTTCTAAGTTCTGTGACATTTGAACAGCACCCCATCTGTCGTATGCTATCTCCTTAATATTATATAGCTCTCCAAGTTCATCAATGAATTTTTCTATGTATCCATAATGAACAACATTACCTTCAGTGGTCTTTATTAGTCCTTCCTTTTCCCATGTATCATATGGGACATGATCTCTTCTTACTCTTAGTTCCAATGTTTCCTCGGGAACCCAAAAAAATGGCAAAACTATATATTTATCTTCCTCTTCTTCAGGAGGAAATACTAATACAAAAGCAGTTACATCAGTTGTACTCGCTAAATCCAATCCGCCATAGCACGCCCTTCCTTTCAAACTTTCCATATCTATAGAATAACCGCATTTATCCCATTTTTCCATAGGCATCCATCTTATACTTTGTTTTACCCATTGATTAAGTCTTAGTTGCCTAAACAAGTTTTCTTCTGCAGGATTTTCATTCGCATTATTAAAACTAGCTCTCAATTTATCTACGTCAACTGTTACATCAAGACTAGGATTTGCCTTATACCAGTTCTTCTCCAGTTTCCAATCTTCTTTATCTGCTAGTCCATATATTACAGGATAGAATATCGGATCATGTTTTCTTCTAGCAATAATATCTTCTGCTTTCCTATGGACCTCATAACATATACTATTTCTATCAGTACCAGCAGTTGTTATTAGAAAGAAAAGCGGTTGTTTTCTTGCGTCACCCGAACCATGTAGCATAACATCATACAATGCACGATTTGGTTGTGCATGAAGTTCATCAAATATAACTCCATGAACATTCAATCCATGCTTAGTATAACTTTCTGCAGATAATACTTGATAAAAACTATTAGTAGGTTTATATACTAACCTCTTTTGAGATAGAATAGGTTTTATTCTTTTCTTAAGTGCGGGACATTGTTCTACCATCTCTACAGCTACATCAAATACTATACTTGCTTGTTGCCTATCAGCTGCACAACCATAAACCTCCGCACCCCATTCTCCATCACCGCAAGTTAGATATAAGGCAATCGCTGCAGCAAGTTCTGATTTTCCCTGTTTCTTAGGTATCTCTACATATGCTGTATTGTATTGCCTATATCCATTTTGTTTAACAGTTCCAAATATTTCTCTTATTATTTTATCTTGCCACGGTAATAGTTCAAAATTCTTACCATGCCATATACCCTTAGTATGTTTTAGTTGATTTATAAAACGAACGGCTCTCTCTGCTAAATCAGGTCGGTTTATCGGTGTAATAATATCATTCCTAATATTTCTTTTTGCCACCTAATCACCTCACTTAATAAAAGAAACACACCCTTCCAGGCATGCTCCTATTATTTCTTTACTATCTGCTAGTCCAACAAATCTTCGTAAACTACTTTGAACAGTTCTCTTAATTTTTGCAATGATTTCAAATCACATTCGGCCTTGCCGGTCTCCCAATTATTTACCTTAGTTCTATTAACATTCAATTTGTCTGCTATCTGTTTTTGTGTCATTCGACTTGCTTTCCTTAGAAACTTTAAGTTTTCACTAAACATACATACTCTCCTAATTATCTAAATCTTTTAATTCTACATATTCATTCATTATTGCGAGTGCGCCTTTATAACTCTTTGCCGTGTTATATACTCTGTCTCTCATTATATTTGCATCAATTATCCGGTGCTGTTTTCTTAATTCTGCTAAGCATTTTCCTAATACAAAATACACATTACCACTTTCTGCTTTACTATGAAATTCTACTTCTACTTTATTCATTTATGTCTCCCTAATACTCATTAGCAAATAACACTGTTGTAATTTGCTCTTTTGCTTTAGTGTCATCTGTAATAATATAAACTTTACCTTTACAGGTTTTATAGGAGGCGAGTATTCTACCTCCACCCTCTATGGCTTGACTGTTTAACTCCTTATCACTTTCACACAAGTCTCCCCAGTCTTTAGAGTTATATCTTGCTATACTATTAGTTACCTCTTTTGCAAAGTCAGATGACCTCTCTAGTTCTGCGTTTATTCCCCTTGTCATAAATAATCCGCTCAATGCTCGCACCTCCTTTTTTTGTTAAAAGAAACAATACCACACCTTTTCACTAATATCTACTACAAAGGCTATTAATTAATAGAAACAGCCATCTTTAATTCATCAAGCTCACCAGCTTCTATCATCTTCCCTTCTCTTAACAGATAAATGTCTTCATAACTGTTTTTAAACTTCACATAACGCTTCACAATTACATCCATGTATTTAGGATCTATCTCCATTCCATAACAGGTTCTATCTATTTGCTCACAAGCTATCATTGTACTTCCACTACCTAAGAATGTATCCAGAACTAGCTCTTTGGGTCTGCTGCTATTCTTAATCAATCTAGCTAATAACTTTAACGGCTTCATCGTTGGATGAACATCATTTTTATGCGGTTTATCTTCATTAATTATTGTTGTAGCTAAGCTATCGCTAAATATATATTCTAATAACTCTTGCATTTGCTTTTTCTTCATCTTAGAAAAATCTAATTGCTTATCATTGAATACTGTTGATTGCGTCCTGTCATTAATAAAATAATGCGTTCCTACTTTCCAACCATATAAACATGATTCATGTTTCCATTGATAGTCTTGCCTGCCCATTGTGAAACTGTTTTTGTTCCAAATAAGCATTTGTCTAATCTTACCAAGCTCTTTTGATGCAGTTTCTCTAAATGCACCACCTTCGCTCTCAGCATGCCAAATATAAAAAGCACCGCCTTCTAATAGTGCGGTACTTATGTTTTTAAATGATTTTGTAAGGAAATCCTTGAATAGCTCCTCGCTCATATTATCATTCTGAATAGTCTTACCATCCCCTCCCTCATAATTAACATTATATGGTGGATCAGTCACAACTAGGTTTGCTCGATTTCCTTCCATTAATCTTTTTATATCTTTTGCATTAGTAATATCTCCGCATAATACTTTATGCTTGCCTAACATCCAAATATCGTTCCTCTTTGTAATAGGAGCCTTTTCATCTTCATCAATTAAATCAGGTGGGTTATCTTCTATAATATTATCTTCATCATCAAACATACTCTCAACTTCAGCGTAATCAAAGCCAGTTAATGTAACATCAAATCCGTTATCTCCTAAATCTTTTAATACCACAGATAACAAATCCATATCCCAGTCTCCCTTGATATTATTTAATGCTATATTTAAGGCTTTTTCTTTATTAATATCTAGGTCAACTATTACACAATCAACTTCTTGCATACCTAAGTTAGTCAATACTTTAAGTCTTTGATGTCCGCCAACCACATTACCCGTTTGCTTATTCCAAATAACTGGCTCTACATACCCGAACTCTGCAATACTTCGTTTAAGCTTTTCATATTCAGTATCACCCGGTCTTAAATCTAACCTTGGATTATATTTTGCAGGATTCAGGTTAGCTATTGCTATTTTCTCTATCTTCATATTCACCTCACATTTTGCCGGTTAAAAGCTGTTCCATAATAGAATCATTAGGATTATTGGCTGCAAATTGTGTTTCGCAGTTCTCTTTTACTATCTGGTATATCTGTGACCATATCAAATTTGCTTCCTTCAGATACTTTACTCCCATT